TCAAGGTGGATATCGCGGGTTCGAATCCCGCTGGGGGCACCATTTGCATTTTGTACGAACCCGCTGGATGTCAAGTCTGGCGGGTTCGTTGTTTTCCACGTCGTAGTTCAGCGTCACTATGCACTCTTCGTCGCTCACGCTCGCCTGGTATACGAACGCCTTCAATAGAGTCGCGTCGTCCAGGGCGGAGCCGCATTGCAGGAAGTCGGCCAGCCGCTCGGGGTCTATCTGATCGTCCCTGATCGCCTCAAGGTCGAGCTTGGCGCGGTCGCGCTGATGCTCAAGCTCCGCTATGCGCTCCTTCGCGCCCGGGGCGATTATGCCCTGTTCGATGGCGTTCAGGATGTTCTTCAGGCCGCGCTCGGCGGCCGAGAGCGATTGGGCGGCCTGCTTGCGCCTCGCCGCCACCTCTGCCCCGTCCGAGCTTTCCGCCACCATGCGGGCTATCCTCAAGGCCTCCTCGCGGTCTTGCAGAAGAGCCCGCAGCGCCTTGACGATCTCGCCCTCAAGCTCCTCGCGCCTGACGGGCTTAACGCATCCGTCGTGGCAGCGGTAGTACTCGTACTTGCGGTTGCCGCGCCCGCGCCCGCTCACGCCTTGCAGGTTGCGCCCGCAGCCCGCGCAGATCGCCTTGCCGGAAAGGGCGAAGTCGCCCCAGCTCTCCGCGCTGCGCTCCTTGGCCGCGCGTATGCCCTGTGCCTCCATGAACGTCACCTCGTCGATGATCGCGGGCATGCCGCCCTCTTTGACAACGCCGCCCCACTCGTAGCGCCCCGTGTACTTCCGGTTCTTCACCATCCGCTCGACCATCGAGTAGCCGCACGGGTTTCCCTGCGAGGTCTTGACCCCGCGTGCCGCGAAGTCGCGCGCTATCGAGTTGGTGGTCTCCTTTGCTATGCGCCGCTTGAACGCCTCGCGCACGAAAGCGGCCTCGTCCTCATTGATCACGTACTCGTCGGCCTCGTTGCTGGCGTAGCCGAACACGCGCACACCGTTGGTCTTGCACTTGAGCGCGTTGCCCTCCATGCCGCGCCTCGTGCGGATCGCGGTCTTCTTCGACTCGCACGCCGCAAGGCCTTCGAGCAGCTTCTCGTAAATGATGCCCTCGGGCGAATCGGGTATCTGTTCAAGCGCCGAGACGAGCTTCACGCCGTGCTGGGCAAGCTCGCGCTTGTATATTGGCGCGTCGTATTCCCCACGGCTGAAGCGATCCATCATGTACACAAGCACTATGTCGCTCTCGCCAGCGTTCGCGACCATGCGCTGGAACTCGGGGCGGTCGTCGGTGCGGCCCGATATGGCGTAGTCGCAGTACTCGGCGGCGATGGCATAGCCCTCGCGTTTGCACCAGTCGCGGCACACGCGCAGCTGGTCGTCTATCGAGGCCTCGCGCTGCTTGTTGCATGAAAAGCGGGCGTATATCACCGCTGTTTTTGGCATAATAAGAAACGGCCTCCTTTCAGAGGTTCTGTGGAAATCCCCACGGGTAGCGCTGCAACGCTGTGACCCCGTGGGGCTTCTTTTTTTTCTTTACCTATATAAGACGGTAAACGAGTACAGCATCATGTCGCTGTCGCGCGTGTTGGCGCTGACGGCCATCTTGACATCGACGACCTGACAACCTTTGTCCTGGATGCGCGACAACGTTCCGTCGATGCGCTCGGTAACCTTGTCCTCAAGCTGCGTGGCGGTCGAATACATGGCCTTGCCCGCGACCTGGAACACGAGGGCGTGAACCTTCCCGTCGCTCACGATGAACTCGTCAGCATCGCTAGCCATCTTCTTAGCGGCGCTTTTGTTGAACATTCCCATGCGCTACTCCCTTTCATCCTCGTACGACTCCGCCCTATCGAGCAGAGCGTCAACCGATATGCCCATAGCGTGTGCAATTTTGTATACGATGCTCGCTTTTGGGTCTTTGATCTTGCCACTGAAAATCTGCGACACGTGAGCGTCTGACATACCGGACGCCCTGCACACATCCGCTTGCTTCATGCCAAGCTCGTCGAGGTAGTCGTTCAATGCGCGTGATAGCTGCATCTTTAGCCCCCTCTCACCTAAAGACTATTCGAGTAAATCCTAACAGAAATTAGGAAAAACTCAATATGCTATTGATTCCTAATGTCCATTAGGATATTGTTTTGCTCGTACCTAATGGGCATTAGGAAGAAGGGAGGATCAATGAACAGCCTGCAAGGTCTCGTTGCTGCTCGCATTGCCGAGCTGCACATCACGAAGCAGAGCGTAGCCGACGCAATCGGTTGTTCCCTCGTGACCTTCAACAAGAAGGTTAACGGCGAGAGCGACATGACGATTACGGAAGCACGAAAGCTCGCGAATGCAATCGAGGTGACGAGCGATGAAGTCTGCCGACTCGCGCCCTAGCGCCGAAGCAAAGCGCGAAACGCTTCGCGAAACCAGGTTGGATCAAATGGTAACGACGCTCACCAAGGCCTACAGAGATTGGGAGCGCGAGCAGAAAGGCGAGAAGCAGGCGTAATGAGGCAGTGGTCGACACATGAACTCATGTACCTCGAAGAGCACGCGGGCGAAGGCGCTAAGGCGATAGCCAAGGCGCTGGGACGTTCGGAAGACTCTGTTAAGTGGCAAGCGCAACGCTGCGGACTCTCGCTCCGCAAGCGCAGCCAGTGCCCCAACTGCGGCAGATGGACGTTCCGCCCCCTGAACCGAATCAACGGCTGGTGCATCGAGTGCACGAAGGAACTTCACATGTCCGACCTAGCCGAGCAGGCCTACGCCATGCGAGAGGAGGCGATCAGGGAGAAGAGGAACAACCAGGAGCGACAGCGCTACTACAGCGCAAAGAGCCGCGCCAAGAAAAAGCAGAAATAGGCACACCAAAAGCCACACGTGCTATGACCAGCGGAAACATCAGAAAGGAGCACGAAATGCAAAGCAAAAAGAAAGCGAGCGCCCCCAGCTACCACACTCCGAGCGCCCGCATGAACCGCATCGAGAACGATGCTTCGACCATCATACCATTCGAACGCAAGCAGCGCCCCACCGCGAAGGAGATGCAGGACGCCTCCCAGTTCAAGGCTGGCGTTTTGGTCGGCTTCCTAGCCGCCACGCTCATCTTCCTCATCGTCCTGTGGGCGTGGATCATCCCCACGATGGACGGCGCGGTGGCAACCGCCCAGCAGGCCTACGAGACCACGGCGGGTGTCGTCCATGCGTAACGACGAGCGCTACAGCCCCAAGCCGCAGAGCAACCAGCTTGAGATATTCGGCCTCGGCTTCGCAGGCGAGCAGGACTTCCAAGAGGCCCGCAAGTGGATCGAGAACAACCCCGGCGCCTGGAACTTCATGGTCGAGAACGCCGTGAGGCTCAACCGCAAGGGCTACGTGTCGGTCAACTACCTGGTGAACATGGTGCGCAACGAGCTGCACGTGGCCTGCAAGAACGGCATAGCCCCAGCCCTTGCCCGAATCATGGAGGCGCGGTACCCAGAGCTGCGCGGAGCCTTCAACAAGCACCGCAGCCAGAGCGATGGGTTCAGCGAATGAGCTGGCAGCGCACCCTTGCGGCCACGGCGCACATCACCATGCACCCAGCAGAGCTTGTTGGAAAGCAGCGCCCTATGACCGACTACCGCAACCACCGCACCTACACGCCGACCAAGACGCTCAAGGCCGAGAAGGCCATCAAGGACGCGTTCCGCGCGGCATACGGCGAGACCTTCGCCAACCACGACGGCCCGGTCGTGATGCGGATCTCGACCACCAGGCCGCTCGCGAAGAGCAACCCGAAGTACTGGGAGGGCCGCGCCGACCTCGGCAAGCCCGACTGGGACAACCTCGGCAAGCTCGCCTGCGACGCGCTCAACGGGATCGCCTTCAAGGACGATTCGCAGGTCGACATGGGAGCCGTCACCAAGCGCCCGAGGTCGCCATACGGCACCAAACCACGCATAGACATCTACATCGAGTACTTCGTCGAGGAGTACGTAAAGGAGAAGAAATGAACGCCAAATACTTCGAAGAGAACGGCTTTGAGGATGTCCACGGGAGCCAGTTCCACAAAGCGGTGCTCGACCACGCCGCCTGCATCGCGAACAACCTCATGTTCGACGCCGCGCATCCTGACAACAACGACGGCGAGACGGAGGCAAACGCCTACCACATGATGATCGCGCTTTGCGAGGCCGGGCTTTCCCGAATCGACGAGGAGTGCGTCGCCAAGAGCCGCAAGTTAATCGCCGACAAGATCAAGCCCGTCAGCGAGGAAGAGCTCGAGTTCGGTCGCGCGTTCCTTGCCGCCGTCTTCGGCATCAAATAGGAGGTAACGACATGATCAACGAAGCGACCATCCAGGCGCAGTTCAAGCAGGCCACCGTGAAGGGAAGCGTGGCGACCCTGCAATTCGAGATCCTGACCGACAACGCCGACGCCTTCCGCATCATCAAGCAGAGCGGCAAGACGGTTTTGCTCACCATGGCCGAGCAGCAGCAGGCCATGGACTTCGACGACGAGACGGGCGAGATCTATGGCTAAGGAAACCGAACCGCAGCAGGTCGAGGCAGAGGTCATCGAGGCCGAGGCCACCACGCTTGAGGTCACCTACACCGAGGCCACCATCGCTTCGAACATGGACGCGTTGGAGGCCCACGTGAAGAAGGTCGTGGCCGACTACGAGGGCGCCACCTACGACCTCACGAGCGCCCAGGCCATCAAGGAGGCCAAGCACGACCGCAGCTACCTCAACGGCATCAAGAAGGAGATCGACGAACGCCGCAAGGCCGTGAAGCGCGAGTACAACAAGCCGCTCGACGCATTCGAGAGGCGCTGCAAGCAGATCACGGCCATCATCGACGAATCAACCGACGCCATCAAGGCGCAGCTTGACGAGGCCGAGCAGACGCGCAAGGACGCGCTCTACTCGCGCCTACAGCAGCACTACGAGGAGTTCGCGGGGCTGCTCGCGCCAGTCGTCCCCTACGAGCGCCTGCATGAGCCGCAGTGGCTCAACAAGACCTTCGGCGAGATCAAGGCGCAGCAGGCGCTTGAGGCCAAGGTGTCCGACGTGGCCAGAGACTGGGAAACGCTCAAGGCCCAGCAGGAGGCGATGCCGCACTACGCCGACGCGGAGCGCGAGTTCTTCCGCACGCTCGACCTCGGAGCCGCCTTGAACGCGGCGCGTCTGGCCGACGAGGAAGACCAGCGAATCGCCGAGCTGAAGGCGGCCATGGCACCCGAGCCTGAGCCGGAGCCTGAACCTGAACCAGAGCCTGAGCCAGAGCCGATCGCAGCGCCCGAGCCTGAGCCGATGCCCGCGCCAGTGCCAATGCCCGCACCAATGCCGGCACCCATGCCAGCACCGGTCGCGGAGCCTTTGGAGGCGTGGACGGTCGAGGTGCCGAGCGCCACGCGATCGCAGATGCAGGCGCTCGCATCCCTGCTCAAGGCGCAGGGAATCACCGGAAGCATCCGCCGGGGCACGCCAGCCCAGGTGGCAGCGAGGATGGAGTAGACGATGGCAGAAGACAAGCACATGACGCTGGCCGAGGCCGTGGCCCAGGTGCAGCGATCCGTGGTGGTGCCCAAGGCACGCTACAACGCCCACGGCAACTTCTACTACCGATCGATGGAGGACATCGTAGCGGCGCTCAAGGAGCCGTGCAAGAAGGCGGGCATAGCCTTCACGCTCAACGACTCGATCGAGCAGATCGGCGAGCGCTACTACGTCAAGGCCACGTGCCGCCTGTTCTTCGAGGACGGCCACGGCGAGCCTTTGGAGATCGATGCGTACGCCCGCGAGCCTTTGAGCCAGAAGGGCATGAACGAGGCGCAGGTCACGGGCAGCGCATCGAGCTATGCCCGCAAGTACGCGCTCTGCGGAGCTTTCGACATCGACGGCACGAGTGACCCCGACACCCTCATGGGTGACGGCAAGCCCGCCGAGAAGGAGCCGCCCGAGTTCGGCCAGTTCATCGCCAAGTGCAAGAGCTGCGGCACCTCCTACCAGTTCGAGAGCCGCCAGCAGTACGAGCAGTTCAAGGCCAACCCCGGGTGCTGCCCGTCCCCCGCATGGCAGGTCGTGTAGGCCATGCAAGACCTCTACGCCGAGCGCATGCAGCTCTTCGACAGGCTCATGGACGAGCTTCAGGCGCTGCGCAACAGCGGAAGCCAGTACGCCGAGAACGAGGCCGAGTACCGCAAGGCGCTGCGCATCGCGATCCTTGAGGAACGATCCAAGGGAACGCCAGTGACGGTGATAAGCGACCTCTGCCGAGGCCGTGAGGACATAGCCGAGCTGAAGCAGCGCAGGGACTGCGCCGAAGCGCTCTACAAGGCGAGCCAAGAGGCGATAAACGTGTACAAGCTCAAGATCCGAACCGTCGACGAGGACATAAAGCGCACCTGGTCGAACGGGACGGGCGAAGGGAGTTACTAAATGTCGATCAACCGAGTGAACATCAGCGGCAACTTGACCCGCGACCCCGAGCTGCGGGCTACCCAGGGCGGCATGCAGGTTCTGGGCTTCGGCGTGGCCGTCAACGACCGCCGCCGCAACCAGCAAACCGGCGAGTGGGAGGACTACCCGAACTTCGTGGACTGCACGATGTTCGGCAACCGCGCCGAGAGCATGGGCCGCATCCTGCACAAGGGCATGAAGGTGGCCATCGAGGGCAAGCTGCGCTATTCGAGCTGGGACAAGGACGGCCAGCGCCGATCCAAGCTTGAGGTGATCGTGGACGAGATCGAGCTCATGAGCCAGAAGCAGGGCCAGCAAGCGCCGCAGGGCTACCAGCAGCAGTACGCGCCGCAGCCCGCCCCGCAGGCGGCGCCGCAGCAGTGGAACGCTCAGCAGGCCTACCAGAACCCGCCTGCCGCCCCGCAGCCGCGCCAGCAAGCACCAGCGCCCGCGCCGCAGTACGCGCCCCAGCAGACACCGCAGGCCCCGCAGCAAGCGCCCCAGCAGCCCGTGCAGCAGTCGATGGACGTGTACGACGACGACATTCCCTTTTAGGGGTGACGGCGGCGTGCAAGTCCTGGACTCGCTCATCGACGGGCCGCTTAGGCTTCGCAACCGCAGGGAGGGCGACGAGCTTATAGGCATGATCGTCCGGTACCTGCGCACGGGCGAGGAACCCGAGCCGCGCACCGACACCCAGGAAGCGGTGCTAACGGCCATACGGCCCGTCATGGAAACCTCCCGCTCGCGCATCGTGGCGGGAGGCAACGGCGGCAAATCGTCAAGCAACGACGCAAGCAAAGCCGAAAGCAAACGGCCAAGCAAAACGGGAAGCAAACCGCAAAGCAAAAGCGGAAGCAAAACTTCAAGCGAGCTGGCAAGCAAAGCCGAAAGCAAACGGCCAAGCGAAGAGGAAGAGGAAGTAGGAAGAGGAATTAAGGAAGAGGGAAAAGCGAGTGCGGCGCGTTTCCGCGCCCCCTCTCCCGAAGAAGTAGCCGAGTACGCAGCCGCCTATGCGGCGTCCAAGGGCATCGACCTCGCCTCGACCGACTTCGACCCAGAGCGGTTCGTCGACTTCTACGCCCAGAAGGGCTGGATGGTCGGCAAATCGCGAATGAAGGATTGGAAGGCCTCTGTGCGCAACTGGGTGCGCACCTCGAAGCCGATACGCGAGACGAAGCAGGAGGTGAGCGAAGGTGACGACTTTTCCCAGTACGACTGAGTGCCCGCATTGCGGGGCCGTGCTCAACGCGCGGTACGCCCAGCTGGGCCTCAAGCGCCTGTTCTGCGGCTACGAGTCGTGCGGCTGCGAAGGGGCCGTCGCAGAGCGCGCTGCCATAGCGGCGCAAGAGCAGGCTGAGGCCGAGAAGGCCGTCGCCGAGAAGCGCAGGCGTTCGCTTGTGCGCTGCGGCGTGCCCGAGCGCTACCTGGGGCTTGACCACCCAATGGCCGACGAGCTTGCGCTTGCCATGGAGGGCGGCCAATGGCTCTACCTGTGGGGCGACGTCGGCACCCGCAAGACGACCTGCGCCGCAGCCGTGGCCATGCGCTTGCACGACCGGGGCAAGTCGCCGCTCATGGTGCCGATGTACCGCGTGCTCGACGAAATTCAGCGCAGCTTCCACGACGGCGGTGACCCCTTGAAGCGCTATGCCGAAGCGGGCTACCTGCTCATCGACGACTTGGGCAAGCGTAGGCCCACGGGCTTCGTGCTCGACAGCCTGTTCCAGCTCATCGACCAGCGCTACTCGGCGATGCGCCCCACGCTGGTCACCACGCAGTACAGGCCCAGCGACCTCGTGCGCAGGCTCGCCGAGCAGGGCGACGCCGACACGGCCAAGGCCATCGTGTCGCGGCTGCGCCACGGGGCAAGGGTGGTCGAGTTCGACGGCCCGGACGGGAGGCTCGCATGATCCTGCAAGCAAGCCAGCTGCGCGGCTGGCCGAAGGAGCGCGCCGAGCTTTACGGAAAGCCACACCTCGGGGCGCGCTACACGGGCAAGCGGTCGTACGAGCTTCTGCAAGACCGCTGCTGCGTCTGCGGCAGGCGCGCACAGAGCTGCCACCACGTGGCGCACCGAAGCTGGGGGCTTGAGTTCGAGCTTGTCACGCCGAACGGCACGTGGAGCCTGCGAAGCCCGCTGTTCGCCCTATGCGGCAGCGGCACGACCGGGTGCCACAACCAGTTCCACGGCGGCGCGGGCCTCAGGGCCGAGTGGCGCTGGCGCTCCAAGGTGTACGAGGAGGCCTGGTGGACGGGCCAACTGCTGGAAGTCTACGAGCCGCACCACCCAGGGCTGTGCGAGTACGGCTATTGGGCGATAACCGACAAACACGGAAACGAAATGATCCGAGAAGGGAAATGACCATGGAGATCAAGACTTGCGAGCAGTACGTGCTCGCGCAGCTGTTCGACCAGCAGGACGAGAACGACATGCTCAACCGCGAGCTGAAGTACCGCGGCGAGCGCATCGACGAGCTGACCGGGCAGATTGATGCCATCGAGGCGGCGCACGGCTCCGCGATGCAGCAGGCCATCCGCAAGGCCGGGCGCGATGCGCTCATGAGCCACTGCACGGGATACGCGTGCGAGGTGACCGACGGCGAGACGTTCGAGGACTGGTGCCTTGAGAATGTGCGCAAGTACTACCTGCCCGAGGGCATCAGCGTGCTTGCGTTCATCAAGGAGTTCGAGCCTGAGCTTCGCGCGATGTACGACAAGCAGGCTGCCGAGGCGCGCGAATGATACGCATCTACGAGCGCTCGCTCTGCCAGAGCTACGCAAGCGCATACCGGCAGGGCATCGAAATCGCCACCACGGGCACCGAGGAAGAGGCGCTTTCCATCGTCGAGGCCCTGACCGACGACAGCTACCAGTGCTTCGCACTGCTGGGAGACGGAACCGTGCTCGACCTGCGGGGCCGGTTCCCCGGTTGCGTGGAGTTGGGCTGTGAGGAGGAACGCGATGGCAACCGAGATTGAGCCGCTGATTATGCCGTTCGACCCGCTTTGGGTCACCACCAGCAAGGGAGAGTACCGCGAGGCCGTGCGCAGGATGGGCGAAGAGCCGGGAGACACCAAGGGCAAGGACGGCCTCACCAGCTGCATCCCGGGCAAGGGGTGCGTGATCTGGATCAGCCGCAAGGTGAAGGCCCCGGACCTGTACGCGCTCGCCGCCCACGAGGCGACGCATGCGGCGTGCGACATGCTTGCCAGCATTGGGGAGGGCACGCCCGCCGCCGAGGAGCTGGCCTACATGGTGCAGACCATCACGGCGGGGATCATCATCGCCTGCGGAGGTTCCGATGGCGACGATTAAGCATCCCGACACGTTCAAGTGCGACGTGTGCGGAAGAGAGATCGAACGAGCCCATTCTATCACCCTCCCCGTGAGGTGGACGACCGAGCAGAACGAAGGAAGGCCGTGCACTCCCTACGTTAAAGAAGAGACGATTGACCTCTGCGACGAGTGCTTCGAGAGGGCCGTCGTCATCGAGGCGGCGGGATGCATGGGACGGAACAGCTACCGATTAGCAAGCGAAGAGGAACGAGGCGCCTACGATGAAGCTCAAAAACCCGATCAGGGAGATCAGGAAGGCCATGACACCGCCGTGCACCCAATGCGTGCACTCGCGCTTCAAGGCCTTCAACAGCGTGACCATCTTGTGCGACAGTGGGGCATACCTCGACCACGTGGAGCGCACGTGCTGCGAGCGCTACGACAATTTCGTTGCAATAGACGTGCGCGGAACCAGGTGGTGTCGATTCGAGCAGAAACCGCCGAAGGCCGAGGACGGTGACGAGTCATGAAGACCATCGAGGCGCCGAAAACTATCGAGCCGTGGCGCATCATCTGCGCGGCTCAAAGCGAGCCTGATTACAGCGAAGAGCGCTACATGTTGATCTACGCCGGCGATGGAATCAACGACTATTACGACAAAGGCTATATCTTGCTGGAGGGCTGGCACTGCTCCTGCTACGACTGGCCCGAGGTCGATTGGGACGCCACCTATTACGAGGAAGACGAGCTGCTGAAGATTGCCGACATGCGCAAGCGCAACCCGTCGGACAGCGCCGAGCGCCGCTTCTTCATGCTCGTCGAGCAAGCATTGGGGGCGCACCGATGAAGTACGTCTCGCTTTTCAGCGGCATAGAGGCCGCGACAACGGCGTGGGAACCGCTTGGTTGGGAGCCTGCGTGCTTCGCCGAGTTCGACGAGTTCCCCAGCGCCGTTTTGGCCGAGCGGTACCCCGAGGTGCCGAATATCGGCGACGTTACCAAGATGAACTGGAAGAAGTACCGCGGCAAGGTTGATCTGGTGGTGGGTGGAAGCCCGTGCCAGTCCTTCTCGATCGCGGGCAAACGGGAGGGGTTGCAAGGTGAGTCAGGACTCATGTTCGAGTACATTCGGGCGGTACGTGAGATACGTCCTCGATGGTTTCTTTGGGAAAACGTCCCGGGAGCGCTCTCAAGCGAGAATGGGGAGGCTTTCCGACAGCTCCTGTCCGAAATGGACAAGCTCGGGTACGGTCTGGCGTGGCGCGTACTCGATGCGCAGTTCTTCGGAGTGGCCCAAAGACGCCGCCGTCTCTTTCTTGTCGGACATCTTGGAGCCTGCCCCCCCCGTCGGCGTACTCATTGAGCCAGAGAGCATGCAGGGGGATCTTGAATCGAGCGCGGAAAAGAGGGCGAGCCTTGCCGAAGCGGCTGGAAGAAGCCCTCGCAGCGCAGGCTTCAAGTACCACCAAGGGGCAGGCGCGGGAGGAGTAGGCGCAGAGCCCGAGCAGTCTCCCACGCTCACCGCCGATTGGCACAACCCCGCCGTCTATCCCATCGACGAGCCGATAACGATGGCCGACCTCAACGCCAACACGGCGATCGGATACGACATGGTTGGCACGCTCAAGGTTGGCGGCGACGCGCCGTCGGTGTGCCTGTGAGCGCCTGCACGCTGCTCGTCCGCTGCGGATGCGCGGGCGGGGGCAAAGGAGCGCTGGTGAGCGACGAAGTGCCGCTCACCCTCTCCACCAGCAACACTCAGACGCTTTTCAGCGAGGAAGGAGGAGGCATGGTTGTGCGAAGGCTCACGCCGCGCGAGTGCGAGCGCCTTCAGGGATTCCCCGACGATTGGACGAAGATACCCTATCGCGGCAAGCCCGCAGAGGAGTGCCCAGACGGCCCGCGATACAAGGCGATCGGCAACAGCATGGCCGTCCCCGTGATGCGGTGGATCGGCGAGAGGATCGCCATGGCCGAGGCGGGTGAGATCGCATGAGCTGCGACCCGTATAAATGGGCGTGCGCGAGGTGCGGCAAAACGCACTGCAACCCGTTTTTCACGTGCTACCCGCGCGAATTTTGGAAGGACAACAAGAAGCGTGTCGGCGAGGTCTGCGAAAAGTGCCGCGACGAAATCGACTATAGCAACGTGCGAGAGGAGCAGAAACGAAGAAGGCGATGATCGTCCAGCCCATGAACGGGCTTGGCGAGGAGCAGATACTTGAGGCCCGCGCGAAGGCGGTCGCAGAGCTTGAGCGGCGCGGATACGAGGTCGTGGACACGTACTTCAAGGACGGCCTCGCGGTGCCGCCCAAGGTGGTGAACGTGCCGCTGTACTACCTGAGCCAAAGCCTTGGCAAGATGGCCGAGTGCGACGCTGTGTACCTATGCGATGGCTGGGAGAACGCACGGGGCTGCAAGGTCGAGCGCGCCGCAGCTGTGGCCTACGACCTTGAGCTCATCGGGTACGACCTACCGTGCCGTGGTGATGCCTCGTGAGCATGGCCTACTACGAGCCGGGCAGCGGGTGGAACCTGCCGCCCGGCTGCTTCGATGGAGACCCGAACGCGCCGTGGAACCAGGTGGACGAGCCGGCTTGCGAAGATTGCGCCCACTGCATAGAGGGATGCTGCGACTACGGCATCTGCGAGCTTGAGTTCGAGGAGGCTTTCAGCGCTCAGGAGGCGAAGGAGCCGATGGCGGCATGGGAGGCTGCGAAGTGGGCGCGAGACTGGATCGTCGAACACTACAAGGACATGCAGGAGGACTGGTGCAAACGGTTCGATGGATAGCGGCATCATGCGCCGCGCTGCTTGTCGCGGTTGTGGCCCTTGAGCTTTATGTAATCAGAACGCTGGCGGCGGGGCTGGTGGTTCTGGCCCTGCTCGCCTGCGGGTAGGAGGTGGACGATTGACCAACTGGGAGCGGTACTTCGGTTCGCCCGAGGCCGCGATGCGCATGGAGGTGCGCATGCTGCGCGACGGACGGCGGTTCAGCATCGCGGTGAGCGAGTGCAACCCCTTCACCACGTGCGCGTTCGCATCGCGCCGGGTGCGGGACTTCGCCTCGTGGGGCGAGTACCTGGACTGGCTGCGGGCCGAATGCGACGACGGAACGATAAGGTGGGAGGACGAATGAGCCGCCCGGGATGCAACCGGGGATGTCTGCTCGTGATAGCGGCATCCCTGCTAATAGACGGACTTACGCTGTGGGCGGCGGTATCGCTGGCCCGCATGATCATTGGAAGATGATATGATTAACAAACTTATCGGCAAGGTTCTCGGCGCCGCCATCGGAATCTTCTTCATCGCGCTCGCATGCTACGGCATCGCGTGGGCGATCTCGGGAATCTCCGGGTTGCTGGCATGAGCGGCAACCCGCGCAACCGCAACGGCAACGCGCGGCGCAAGCTGAGGGCAAGGCTGAGAGCCGAGGGCAGGCCGTGCCACATATGCGGTCAGCCGATCGACTACAGCCTGCCGAGCGGCGACCCGTGGAGCTTCGAGGTGGACGAGCTGCTGCCCGTATCGAGGGGAGGCAACCCGCTGGACTACTCCAACGTGGACGCCGCCCACAGGATCTGCAACCAGCGGCGCGGCAACAGGATGCCGGGAGACGCCAAGCAGTACCAGATACGCCGCACGCGGCTGTTCTAGCGCAAAACATAGCAATGCACCAATAGGGGCGCGGTCGTTTCGGCGGTCGCGCCCTTTCTTTTGGCTCCGAGCGCCGAAGCCGCCGAAAAGAGGCGGGGCGGTCGCCCCTCCCCCGGGTCAGAAGGCCACTCCGGCCGCCTAGGGCCGATTTCCCCCCGCCTGTTTCGAGCGTTTTTGCCATCTCACGCCGCCGTTACGATTCCCCGCGAAGAAGGAGGGAATCATGGCCGAGAACATCGAGATGCCGCAAGAAGTGGCAAGCGACCCCGTGCAGGCCGCCGTCTGGGGGCAGCTGACCTCTAGGCGCACGTTCGCACAGGAGGACGCGCCCACCCTGGCGCTGCTCTGCTACTGGCACGCCGTTGCGAACCAGGCGCGCGAGGCCATGGCCCTCGGCGACAACGAGATCGAGATACTTGACGCCACCGCCTACAAGCCGATCAGGGGCAAGGGCGGCAAGCGCCTCAAGATGATGCGCAAGAACCCGGCGCTGACCGTGCTGAAGGAAGCCAGCGTCGAGATCAGGGCGCTGTCAGACCAGCTCGGCCTTTCCAAGTCCGCCCGCAACGTCACGGTGCAGCCCGCGAGGCCCGCAAGCGCCCACGGCAAGCTGCTCACGCTCATGTTCGACGACCGCGAGGCGCGAGCCAAGGCGGCCGGCGCGTGATGCAGGCGAGACAGACCCCGACATACGAGGCGAATATCCCCGAAAAGCTCGATGGTGACGGCCCCATGGCTGCGGAGCTTGCATCGGCCTACTTCGGCGACCCGCTGCCGTGGCAGCCGCACCTGCTCGACGCCATGCTCGCCCGCGACGGCCGCGACAAGTACCTGCTGCGCTCGATCGGCATATCCATCCCGCGCCAGAACGGCAAGAGCTGGGACGTCCGCGCCCGCTGCTTCCACGGCGCTCTCAACGGCGAGAAGATCCTGTACACGTGCCAGCACGGCGACACCTCAGACCAGATGTTCCAGGAGCTTTCAAGGCCGTTCGAGGACGAGGACGAGCCTGAGCTTAACGACCTGCTGCTCGCGGTGCGCAAGACCAACGGCCAGCAGGCCATCAAGCTCAAGAACGGCGGGCTTATCCGCTTCACGACGCGCACCGACTCTTTGGCCCGTGGCAAGACCTACGACGTTCTTATCTACGACGAGGCGCAGGAACTCACCGCCAAGCAGCAGGCGGCGTCGCTGCCAGCCATATCGGCGGGATCGAAGCACAACCCGCAGACGATCTACCTCGGCACGCCGCCAGGCCCCGACAACGTGGGCACCGTGTTCCGAGACCTCCACGAGGACGTGCACAACGGCAGGTCTGAGATGGGATGGATCGAATGGGGCGCAACCGAAATCGGCGACGTGCACGACGAGTCTCGGTGGTTCGAGTGCAACCCGTCGCTCGGCACGATCCTCGACATAGAGGCGGTGCGCGGCGAGTCGGAGCAGATGCAGCCAGACGTATTCGCACGGGAGCGCCTTGGATGGTGGACTCCCGTGGGTGGTGCCAACTCCTACGCGCTCTCAAGCGCCAAGTGGAAGGCGTGCGAGGTTGCCGGGCCGATGCGGGAAGGCAAGCTGGCGTTCGGCGTGAAGTTCTCGCCCGACGGGTCGCGAGTGGCCGTGTCCTGGGCGAAGGCCGAGCGCGGCGGCGGCTCGTACGTCGAGCTTTACGACCTCATGGGCGCCGAGGGCGGCACGGTCGGCATATCCGACATGCTGCTGCGCAACCGCGAGGAGATCGCCTGCGTCTGCATCGACGGAAAAAGCGGCGCGGACGCGCTGAAGCAGAGGCTGCTTGACGGCAGGATGCCGAAGTCGGCGATCGTCATGGGCAGCACCGCGATCGTGCAGGCTGCCGCGACGATGCTTGCCGACGAGGTCAACGCTGGCACCACGAGCCACATCGAGTCGCCGGCGCTGGACGATTCGGCAACGAAGTCTATCAAGCGCGACGTCGGGCGCGACGGCTGGGGCTTCGGCGACGGCCCCGACTCGTCCTCCGCCCCTATCGAAAGCGCATCGCTGGCCCTGTGGGCGGCGAGGACAACCAAGAGAGACCCGAGACGTAAACAGGAGGCAAGCTTCTGATGGCAGCAGTGAACATGGAACTGGCAGGGCAGGTCGCGGCGGCGGAAGGCCTGAGACACGAGGACAAGGCGCTCGTGCGCGAGCTTATGGACACGTGGCGCACCCACCGCTCGCGCAACATGCTGCGCGATGACTACTACCTCGGGCACGTCGGCGTCAAAGACCTAGGCATCGCCATGCCGAAAGCCCTCGCCAAGAAGATCAACCCGCGCGTAGACTGGCCCAAGAAGGCGGTGCACGCCCTGGCAGACCGCTCGGTGTTCAACGGCTTCACCGCCGACGACGATGCCGTTACCGGGCAGCTGCGCGACATTTGCGCCGACAACCAGCTCGAAGCGCTCTACCGCAAGAACCTTGTCGGCGAGCTGAAGCACTGCTGCGGTTTCTGGACTGTCACGGACGGCGGCGGCAAGCCCGTCATCTCCGCGTACCCGGCAACCGCAGCGGCGGCGATCTGGGACGACGCGCAGAAGCGCATCAAGGCCGGTCTCGTCGTGGCCGAATCGAAGAAGATGCCGGGTGACACCGAGCGCGTGCCGACCGTCGTGCACCTGCTCACGGAGGACGCGCTGGTGGTGCTCACGCGCGGCACTGGGCACTGGGTGGCAGGCTACATGGAGCACGGCATGGGCCGCTGCCTCATGGAGCCTATGCCATACGATGCCACGCTTGAGCGCCCGTTCGGCTCCTCGCGCATCAGCCGCTCGGTCATGAGCATCACAGATGACGCAATACGCCAACGCGCCCGAATGGAGGTGGCGTCCGAGGCCGCGACGCTGCCGCAGACCTGGCTGCTCGGCACCTACAAGAAGATAATCAACGGGCAGAACAAGTACGACGCGTCGATGGGCGCGGTCAACGAGGTCACCAAAGACCCGGACGGAGACTCGCCGACCGTGTGGCAGTCGGCCCAGTTGCAGATGGCGCCGCTCACCGAGTACCTGCGCCAGCTCGCGTGCCAGATGTCGGCGGTCACTAACGTGCCCGTGTCTTTCTTCGGCGTGAGCAACGACAACCCGTCTTCCTCCGACGCGATCGCCGCATCGCTGGAACCCCTCGTGATCGACGCGAAGAACCTCAACCGAGAGAACGGCAACGCGCTGCGCAACGTTGCGTACATGGCGCTCGCCGTGGCGAACGGCACGGACTACGAGACAGAGCGCGATGCCGGTTACAACCTCAACCCGCGATTCATGTCGCCCGCCTACCCGTCGATCGTGAGCCTGTCCGATGCCGCGCTGAAGCAGGTGCAGGGCCTGCCGAAGCTCGCCAACTCCGACGTGATGCTTGAGATGCTCGACTACACGGACGAGCAGATTCAACGCATCAACAGCGACAACAAGAAGGCGCAGGCGAGCGCCGCCGTGGCATCGCTGTTCGAGCCGAAGGAGGGCGAGGATGGCGGAGATACCTCGCAGCCTGCTTAACGAGCTTACGGACGAGATCAACGCGCTGTCTGGCAGGGCGCAGCAGTCAGCCAGCGACGCGCTCTCCCGCTTGGTTGCCGACTGGGAGGCCAACGGCAACGGCGACATAGCCGCGCTGCGCGAAGCAGCCTACGAGGTGATCGAGGCGGCTTGCGGCTACTACGCCGACACCGTTGCGGCTGGGCGCGCCGCCGAGTTCTACGACGCCGTGCGCAAGGCGCAGGATGCACCGGGGAAGTACGCCGCCGTGGCAGAATCGCTGCGCGACCCGCAGGCGACGTACGGATCGGTGAAGGCGTTCATGGCAAGCGTGGTGAAGCAGGGCGCTACGGACATGTTCGTTGCGGCATGCGTGCGCCGCCTCGATGCCGAGATCCGCAAGGCGGCGAACATGTGCGTGGCGCACAACGCCTCGAAAGACCCCGCGAAGCCGAGGTACGCCCGTGTGCCGTCTGGCGAGACGTGCGGCTTCTGCCTCATGCTCTCCTCGTTCGGCTTCAACTACAAGACCAAGGAGGCGGCAAGCCACTCGCACCCGAAGTGCGACTGCCGCGTAGTGCCGAGCTTCGGCAAGGGATCAAAGGTCAAGGGCTACGACCCCGATGGCATGTACGACAGGTTCAACGAATGCCTTGACGCATTGGGCGGTCGAAACGGGCTGTGGGCTGAATGGGATGCCATGCCCGATGCCGAGCGAGAGGCATATATCAAGGCTCACGGGAACAAGGCCGGCAAGGCTTTCGACAAGTACGTGAACAAGCGCATGGTCGAGGAGATCGAACTGCGCGACCCGAAGTGGTACGCATCGGGAGAACATTCCGGCATCGAGTTTACGGACTCCGCCGTGAAAGGCGAGAAGCTAAAGCGCTGGAAGAAAGACCCTGGCGAAAGAATTACCGCCGAGAAGTTGAACGCGCTCGGCTATAAGGCGGAGTTCTGGGAAGACGAATCGCATCTGGCAGCACCGAACTCCGATGGGAAGACAACGATTAGCCGAGCGGATTTATCAACGGGTATCGAAATCAAGACGATCTACGGAGCTGGGTCTGAGAACACGTTCAAGTCTCACATCAAGTCAATACCCGGCAAGAATGGCGTGAAGCTCACCGTCGTCGACGTGAGCGAGAACGAAAAGGTGACGGACGAGCAGGCGATAAAGTGGATCAGCAAGTACATGGCCCGCTATCACATCAGCGAGGTCAGGATGCTCGGGCACGATGGGAAACTCGTGCGAATAAAGAAATAGCCAGCGGCTGCATGTCTCTATAGGTGAGTCAAACAACCTGCTGGCTAACCAGATTATAACCGCAAAAAACAGCAAGGGCCACCTACGGGTGGCCTTTTTCGTGCCGAATCTCACGCTCATAAGAAACTGTCGCGGACGGGCCGCACGGCCCAATTGACGAAACCGTTGAGCAGCCGCACGGCAGCTCAGACGTGCCGCACGGCACGGGAAAGGACGCGACATGGCAGACGCAAACGAACCCACGCAAACGCCCGGCGCAGAAGGCGGAGACGGGGCCAACCAGGAACCGCCCGTCGACTACAAGGCGCTGTACGAGGCCGAGAAGAAGCACTCGCGCGAGTGGGAGAAGAAGGCGAAGGCCAACAGAACCGCAGCAGCGGCGCTTGAGGAGGCCAACAACGCGAACAAGACCGCCGAAGACCAGATCGCCGACCTCAAGAAGAGGCTCGACGACAAGGAGAAGGAAGAGAAGCGGTCGAAGATCGCGGCCAAGGTCGCGCAGGAGAAGGGCGTGCCGGCGAGCCTGATCGTCGGCGATGACGAGGAAAGCATGTCCAAGTGGGCAGACGACATGCTCGCCGCGTTCAAGAAGCCGCCCGCGCCCAAGGTCGAGAAGCCAGGAAGCTTCCCGAAGCCGAGCGACGGCGACAAATCTGAGCTGCGCGACTTCACGCGCCAGCTCCTCGGTAACAACTAGAGACAAGTAAGGAGCCGAAATGGCTAACGACACCAGCAAGGTCAAGCTCCCGCACAAGGTAGTGACCTCCATCATCAACAAGGCGAAGGACACCTCCACCATCGCGGCGCTGTCCCCAAGCACCCCGCAGACGTTCTCCGACACCACCTACATCGTGTTCAACCCGACAACCGAGGCCGAGGTAGTTGCGGAGGGCGCGAAGAAGAGCGGTTCCGAGGTCTCCACCACGCCGATCGTCGCAAAGCGCGTGAAGGTAGTCACGACCACACGCGTCTCCGACGAGCTGCGCTGGGCCGACGAGGACAACCAGCTTGAGATCGTGACCAACATCATCGCCGACCAGACCGCCGCGATCGGCCGAGCGCTCGACTACGTGGTCTACCACGCCGTGTCCCCCAAGACGGGCACCGCGCTCGATGGCTACACCGCGCTCACCGTAGGGGCCAACGCCGTAACCGCCTCGGCATCCGCAGTCGACGACATCGACGCGCTGGCCGACGCGCTTATCGACTACGACATCAACGGTTTCGCGCTCTCCCGCAAGTTCGCCGCAGACCTCCGCAAGCTGCGCGTTCCCGCCACCGGCCAGCGCCTCTACCCGGAGATCCCGCTGTCCCTCAACGTCGGCAACATCGACGGCATCCCCGCAGCGACCTCCGGCACCGTCAACGGCCGCCGCTGCAAGATCGACCCGAAGGTAGCCGGCATCATGGGCGACTTCTCCACCATCAAGTGGGGCATGGTGCGCGACATGACTTCCGAGATCATCGAGTACGGCGACCCCGACAACACCGGCCAAGACCTGAAGGGCTACAACCAGGTCGCCTACCGCACCGAGGCAGTCCTTGCCTACGCGGTTCTCGACCCCAAGGCCTTCGCCGTCCTGAAGACGGCCTAGGAGGCGGCTATGGCGAACCTAGTTCAGAAGTTCATCGTCGAGGACGCATCCAAAGCGTCCCCGATCCTCCCGCAGCACGTCTGCTTCGTGACTGCCGACGGCGAGCCTGTCGGCATCTCCAAGCAGGCCGCAAACCCCGGCGCCAACCCGACCATCGCCAAGGTGGTCAAGTGCCTCGTCGATGCGGGCATGATGGCCGCGACCTCCGAGGCGGCTGAGCAGAAGGCCGGCGAGAACGCCGCGAAGCCGGTCGATTCCGGCGGGGCCGAAGAGCCTACCAACAAGGAGTAGGCGCATGGAGCCGCTAGCGATCATCGAAGACTACAGGGCGAGATACGGCGACCCCGCCGACGAGGCACGCGCCGCGACCCTGCTCTCGGACGCGTCAGACCTGCTCATTAGCGCCTACGAGTCCAACGTCGGCAGCTACGAGCGCGGCAAGGTAGCCGCCTTCGACCGGTCTGCGGCAGCGGTGTGTTGCCTCGTGGTCAACAGGGTCTTGTCGGCGCCAGCTGCCTTGGCCGGAGCCACGCAGTACAGCCAGGGTGCAGGCGGTTACACGGCCAGCGTGTCGTACGGGTCTGCCCTCGGCGAGATGTACCTGGGAAAGACGGAGCTGAAGCGCCTCGGGCTGCTCGATCAGCGCATCGGGGCGCTTCATCCAGTTGGGAGTAATGCCGAATGGGACTCATAAGCACCGAGCAGGTGGCGGTGATTACGCCCGTGGTCGAATACGACGCGCTCGGCGAGCCGATCGAGCGCGGCAGCGTGAGCACCGTAATCGAGGGCGTAGTCGTGTGCCCGGGGGCCACCTCAGAACTAGACGCATCGCGCCCCGACGGCGTTGAGGTTGCCTACACGCTGTGCTTCCCCAAGAGCTTCACCGCATCGCTCAAGGGTTGCCGCGTGAACGTCCGTGGCACCGAGTACCGCGTCGTAGGCGACCCGCAGCGCTACAACCCGGCAAACACCCCAGGCAATTGGAACCTCACCGTGGAAGTGGGGCGCACCGATGGCTAAGTGCAAGGTGAAGTTCGAGTGGAAGGGCTGGAAGCGCGGCGGCTACGCCGAGGTGATGAACTCGGGCGGCGTACAGGCGCTTCTCAAGAAGAAGGCAGACGCCGCAGCGGCCTCGTGCAACTCGTCCTTCTCCCGGCACCCCGGCGAGGGAGCCGGCTACGTAGTCCGCAAGTTCAAGGGCAAGCTCGCAAACGGCTTCGTGGTTGTCACGGCGACCCCGCACGCCCACGCGAGCGAGCGCAAGCACAACCGCCTCAGATCCATGTTCGGAGGCGGTGAGTGATGGACGCGGAGCGCATGGTGGCGCAGCGGCTCATGGACGAGACCGGCATCAAGGCCGTGCTCGACGTACCGGCCGACAGGCCCAGCGAGTTCATATCGGTGGCGCAGACCGGATCTAGCCGCAGCGGCTGCATCAACCGCGTGCAGCTCGTAGCGCAGTCATGGGCGAAGACCCGCAGACGCGCCGCAGAGATCGCTGAAGCCGTTGATCACGCAGTGCCGAGTCTCATGGACGAGGAGTGCGTGTTCGAGGCCACGTGCGGAGGCACGTACCGCTGGGACGACCCAGACAGCCGCCAGCGCCGATACCAGACAAACGTAAACGTAACCATTTGCGAATAGGAGCCGACATGGCACTTTTCAAGAAAAACGAGACCAAGAACGTCTCGTCCACCAAGGGCGTGAAGGGCGGATACATCTTCGTGGCTCCGGCCGGCACCGACCTCCCCACAGACATCAAGACCAATCTCGCCGAAGCCTTCCTCAATCTCGGCTTCATTTCCGAGGACGGCTACACCGAGTCCGAGGAGACCGACGCCAACGAGCTGAAGGACATGAACGGCGACCTCATGGACTCCGCCACGACCTCGCGCGTTGAGTCTGCGAAGCTCACGCTCGCGGAGATCAAGGCGCAAACACTCAAGGTCATGTATGGCGCCGAAAACGTGACCGACCTCGATGGCGTTATCACCGTCGAGCACAACGGCAACAAGGACGAGGCGTGGTCGATCGTGCTCGAACTCGTGCTCAAGAACGGTCGCCGCTGGCGCAAGGTCGTGCCCTCCGCCAAGTTATCCGAGCTTGACGACCTCAAGCTCGCGGTGAGCGAGATCGCCGGGCGTCAGATCACGCTCAAGTACCTGGTCGATAGCGACGGAAACACCTGCTACGACTACATCGAGTCGACCGAAACCGCCAGCGCCTAGGAGGAATGCAGATGACCGAGATCAAGTTTTCCGTCGACGGCGTTGACGGCGAGTTCGCCGCAGACCTCGACGAGTTGAAGTCCTACAAGACTGTGAAGCAGTTCGCCCGAAGCGAAACCGACCCGGCGGGGATGATGGACGCCATGGAGCGCATCTTCATGGGCCGCGACGAGGAGTACATCGAAGCGCTCGGAGGCACCTCCTACGACATGCGCCGCCTGTGCGACGCGGCATTCGAGGCTGCAAAGGCAAAAAACTAATAGGCTTCGCCAGCGACCTCGAGAACAGGCGCGGCGAAGCGATAGCAGACTTCCAGCAGTTCTACGGCATAGCCCTGCCATTGGATGGAGCGCCCGAAGACCTCGATCGGATGGCGCTTCTCTGGCAGCACCTCCCCGACAACTCGCGCCTCGCCAAGGCGCAGTACCCGCAACTCAGGTGGAGCACGACCGACTACATGCTCTGGCGTATCGAGCACCAGCTTCGGTGCATCGCCTGGGGCATGGCCGACAAGAAGGACAGGAGCGCGGAGCCTCCCGAGCCTATCAAGACGCCGGCGCAGCTCGCAGAGCTTGAGCGCCACCGCGCGAACGCGCTGGAAGCCAAGGAAGAGATAGACAAGATCCTGGGGATAGGAGGGGAAGATGGCGACTAGTGTCGGGTCGGCCTATGTGTCCTTGATGCCGTCGATGGATGGCTTCGCGAGCAAAATCGGCAAGGAGTTCGGCAGCCAGGGCAACGCCGCAGGCAAGGCCTTCGGCGACTCCATGACCGTCGGCATCGACGGCGGGGCCAAGAAGTCCTCGGGCATCCTGACAGGGCTTGGAACCGTAGCCAAGGGAGTCGCCACTGCGGCGATGGCCGGGTTCACAGCGCTCACAGGGGCCGTGACCGCGATTGGCGGCGCGGCCCTTTCCGCATATGCAGACTACGAACAGCTGGTTGGCGGCGTCGACACCCTGTTCGGCTCCGCGTCGCAGACACTGCAAGGTTATGCCGCAGAGGCATACAAGACATGCGGAATGTCCGCCAACCAGTACATGACGCAGGCCACGAGCTTCGCGGCCTCGCTCGTCTCGTCGTGCAGCGGCGATGTCGCCAAGGCGGCTGACTACGCGAACATGGCCATGGGCGACATGTCGGACAACGTGAACAAGATGGGTTCCGACATGACGGACGTGCAGAACGCCTACCAAGGCTTTGCGAAGCAGAACTACACGATGTTGGACAACTTGAAGCTCGGCTACGGCGGCACGCAGGCTGAGATGAAGCGCCTTATCGCCGATGCCAACAAGCTGCGCCAGGAGCAGGGCAAGAACGCCGACCTCACGATCGACAGCTATGCCGATGTGGTCGAGGCCATCCATACCGTGCAGGAGAACATGGGCATCACCGGCACCACCGCCAAGGAGGCCGCTACCACGATCAGCGGCTCCATCGGCATGGCGAAGGCCGCGTGGGAGAACTTCATCACCGGACTCGGGCGCGACGACGTCGACTTCTCGCAGCTCACGCAGCAGCTGCTTGAGTCGATCGGCGCTGTCGCCACCAACGTGGCCCCGCGAGTGGCGCAGATCGGCCAGGGGATAATCACCGCGTTTCCCGTCGTGCTCTCTGGGCTCGGCACTGTGCTCGCGCCCATCGTTTCAGAGGCGCTATCGACGGCATGGAATATCGCCATCAACGCGCTTGCTGGGATAGGCATACACCTGCCGTCCGTTGACTCGTCGCAGATGCTCTCCGGCATCAACGCCGCTATGGATGCGGCGAAGCTTCTACTGACCGACCCCGCAGCATTCCTTGAGAAGGGCAACCAGCTCGTGCAGAGCGTAGGTTCCGGCATCCGCGCGGGAGTGCCAAAGATCGTGAGCGAGGGGCTTAACGTCCTTACCTCGCTGTCGCAGGCTTTCCTTACGGGTTTCCCGCAGATCGTCTCGATGGGCGGGCAGCTCGTGCTGAGCCTCGTTCAGGGCCTTATGGACAGCCTGCCGTCGCTTATCGAGCAGGGGCCTCAGATCGTGAGCAACATCGCAAACGGAATCTCCGCAGCGGCGGGCGTTCTGCTCGATACGGGGCTTCAGATAATCGTCGCGATCGGCACCGGTTTGGTAAACGCCGTGCCAACGCTGCTGGCTAACATACCGCAGATTCTGCAAGCGGTCTGGGATGCCTTCGTCGCGTACCAGTGGGTGACGCTCGGCGGCACGCTCGTCACGAGCATCGGCGAGGGCATCGCGGCGCTCGGCTCGCAGATACCGACGAAGCTCAAGGGGTTCTTCGACCAGGCGGTTAACCACGCCGGCGAGTTCATCAGCAACATGGCGGCGAAGGGGTTGCAGGCAGGCTCCGACTTCCTGCTGAATATCGCCGCCACCCTGTCGCAGATGCCTGGCCGCGTCGCCGGATGGTTCTCGGAAATCATCTTTAACGCGGCGAGCCTTGTCAGCTCGCTCGGAGCGAAGGCGAGCGCAGCTGGCCAAGGTTTCCTGAGCGGCATCCAGGGCGGGTTCAACGCTGCGGTTTCGTTCGTGGCTTCGATTCCTGGCAGGGTGGTCGGGGCTATCGGCGATCTTGGCGGGCTTTTGGTCAACTCCGGCAGATCGCTGATTAACGGTTTCGTTAGCGGCATCCAAAGTGCCATCGGCGGCGCCCTTTCCACCGTGTCTGGAGCCGTCTCGCAGATCCGCTCGTTCTTCCCGTTCTCGCCCGCGAAGCGTGGCCCCTTCAGCGGCCACGGATACACCACCTACTCGGGCAAGGCGCTCATGGAGGGATGGGCAGAGGGCATCGGCAGCGGCACGGGGGCGGTCAACTCCGCCATCACGTCGGCGCTCGCCTCGGCAAGCTCGCTCATAGGCTCGGGCATCACGGTAGCGCCGTCGGTGGCGGTTGCCGGAGCAGATGCCGCAGGGGCCACCTACAACGTCACGGTCAACGGCGGAAGCGTGAACGCTGACCAGCGGATCATGCAGGCGGTGGACGTGCTCGTGTCCGCAGCAAAGCGATCCGCAGGGTCGGGAAGGTAGCAAATGGGAACGTATACTAGAGAGATCCAGATCGCGGGGCTCAACCGCTGGTATTGCGGCTACATCTCGGTCGATGCGGTGAACACCGTCAACGACACCACCTCGCGCATCACAATCACCGCCGCGCTCGAAGACAAGTACGCCGCGCAGTACGGCACGCACTACGACGTGATCGTCAACGGCGTCACCTACAGGTCGCGCGACGTGCTGCTCAACAACTACGGCAACTGGGCCACGCGCGACTCCGTGACCTTCACCGTGGACGTCGGGCGCGGAGCCAGCGGCTGGAACTGCTCCGTGCAGATCCACGTCTACGGCAAGACGTACAACAACTACTACGGCAGCGCGGGCGGCGACGCCTGGGCAACGGAGTACGCCTGGATTCCACAGCGCGGGTACTCGCAGCCGCATCCGCCCAGGAACCCGAAGCTGGCCCGCGTATCCGACACCTCGCACAAGATCACGTGGGACGTCGATTACACGGGCATGGACGGCGCATACCCCTGGGCTGGCGTGTACGTCGACCGCCGCACCGATGACGGCTCATGGGCCAATATCGCCGACGTGTCGTGGGACGTGACCAACTACACCGACAACTCCACGAAGTCCGGCCACAAGTACGAGTACCGCCTCTGCGCCCACGGCCCTGGCGGCAACTCCACGCACGTCTCGTGCGGCACGAGCTACACCACGCCTTCCGCGCCATCGCGCGTGGAGGCCGTCAAGGCGGGAGCCACCGAGGTGACGCTTTGCGTCTACGGTGCTTGGACATATGCAGCCGCATGGGACATCCAGCGCTCGACGGACGGCGGCAGCACATGGTCGTCCATAACGGCCAGCACCGAGGGTGAAGACCCCGCTTGGCTCGACCTACACGACAAGGCCGCTCCTGCGGGAACGGTCGTATACAGGGTCAGGGCGAAGCGTGGCAACCTCATGTCCGCATGGGTCAAGTCGAACTCCGTCACGACGATCACGCCGCCGCTCGCACCGAAGGTGACCGCCGATTCCGTCGTGCCCACCGGGACTGCCGTCACCGTCTCATGGGTTCCGAACCATCAGGACGGCTCGGCGCAAAGCGCCGCGCAGGTGGAGTTCAGCGGAAGCGAGACGATCACCGAGTCGTATACGACGGCCAAGAGCGCATCCGTCTCGCTTGCCAAGGGCAGCTGGAAGGTTCGCGCGCGCACCAAGGGCCTTCACGCCGATTGGGGCGCATGGTCTGGCTACGTAGCCGTCGTTGTCGCGGACTACCCGCAGTGCTGGGTCGCGTCTCCCGCGACTGACGGCGTTCTGATCGACCAGGTGCCGCTCACCGTGCAGGTTGCCGCAACCGACGAGACAGGCATCGCCCAGGCCACGCTCTCCCTTGCAGAGGTCGGCGGCGCGGCCATCGCAACCGCAGACGTGACGAACCTGAAGCCTGTGAGCTTCGGCAGCTATGCAACCATCCGCAACGGCATCGACTACCTGCTCACGCTCACGGTCAAGGGCGGTTCGGGGCTGTCCAAAACCGTCACTCGCCGCTTCAAGACCCACTGGGCCGAGCCTGCCATCCCAGAAGTATCGCTGTCGTACGACGATACGCTGGCGTGCCACGTGAAGGTGCGCAACGGCCTCTCGTCCTACGAGATCGAGCAGACGACGCTCGTAGGCCCCATGACGGTCGACGAGGTGAGCAACGAGCTTTCCATGCTCGGTACCATCACGGTAGACGGAAACGCCCTCGTTCTCGGCAGTGCCTCGCGATGCTCTGCCTTCACGGTAGAGCGCGTGGCGTACGGCGGCGATGCCGTCATAGCATCCGGCGTGCTCGACTCACAGGAGACGATCGACCGCGTGCCGCCGCTGAACACCGATTATGAGTACAAGGTCACGGGCTACGCCGAGAACGGCACCTCGTCGCAGATCACTGCCGACGCCAACGTGTTCGCTCACGGGATGGCACTCAACTTCGGCCAGGACGCATCGACCGTGCTCGTGCTCGACTACAACGGCGACTACTCGACAAGCTCCCAGCGATCCGTTGAAACGTACCACTTCGCAGACGGCGGCGAGAACGGCGACCTGCCCATGTCGTACATGATCGACGAGCTGGACAAGAAGACATCGCTCTCGTGGGAGATGAAGCGCGACGGCCACGACAGGTACATGCGGATCATGGACGAGCAGTGGAGGGGATGGTGGCGCGGGCATGCGGGCGAACGCGCCTACGGCCCCATGGACTTCGACATGTCGGTGAAGGCCGCAGGCATCTGGAAGGGTTCGGCAAACGTAACCCACAACGTCTTCGAGGAGCCGATAAATGGCTGATTGGGGCAAACCGTTCCTCACCTCGTTCCGCTTCATGCGCGTAGACCGCACAAGCGGCAACGAGGTCGAGAGGATCACGAACATAAAGAACGGCGGGTGCATTGAGCGCAACCAGGACAAGGACTACACCACAGGGCAGGTCGATTACTCCGGGGCGCTCGATATCGGGGCAGACCTGCTGCGCGTGTACCTCGATGCCGACTTCGGTGGCGCATCAGTCAGTGAGGCGCTGGGGACTTTCGTCGTGTCAGCGCCGAAGAGGACTAGGCGCGGCGTCAACTCGACCGGCACGGCAGACCTGTCGGGCAGGCTTTCGGAGGTGGCCGAGGACGAGTTCGATGCCCCGTTCACGGTGCCGGCGGGAACCGTGGTGGTTCCCTATGTCGTGAAGCTGCTCAAGGCGGCAGGCTTCTCGGATGTGATCTCCGACGACTCCGACTACAAGCTCGCCCAGGATTGGACGCTCGGCCTCGACTCAGGCGACATGAAGCTGTCCAAGCGCCTTGCCGCGTGCAACGCGCTTCTCGACGTCGCGGGGTTCCGCGCCGTGGACGAGGATGCCTACGGCAGGCCGGTGCTGCGCAGATACAGGGAGCCGCAGGACAGGCCCGTCTCCATGACCCTCCGCGAGGGCGCTGGCGCGCGCTTCATCAACGAGGTCGTGGACGAACTCGACCGTTCTGGCGTCGCCAACGTGGTGCACTGCGACTACGAGACGCAGGACGCCTTCTACCGTGGCACGGCGATCGACTCAGACCCTGGCAGCCCGTACTCAACCGTTTCGCGCGGTTGGCGCAAGACCGCAACGTACAGCTACAGCGACCTGCCAGAGGGGTCTAACGACGCCGAGAGGCAGAAGAACGCGAACGCCAAGGCGAGCGAGATGCTGCGAACGCAGCAGAGCGCCATCCACAGGGTAACGGTCAAGCGGACGTACGCGCCAATCGCGTGCGGCGACGCCGTGATGGTCGATTGGGCGAGCGCCGGCATCAACGGCAAGTTCGCGGTGAGGACTGCGACTCTCACGCTCGTGGGAGGATGCCCAATCGAGATGGAGGTGAAGAGATATGAGCGATGAACTCATATCGGCCATGCGCCGCTACGGCGCCGCGATGGCCGATGCGGCAGCGAACGACCCTCCCGGCCAGCAGTCGTGCTACGGAACGGTGAAGTCTGTGTCCGGCGCGTCGATGGCCGTATCGGTGAAGGGGGCTTCCCTGAAGCTCCCTTACACCACGGCGTGCTCGGGAGCCAAGGCCGGCGACCGATGCATCATCCAGGCAATCGGCCCGCACGCCATCGTCATAGGCGTGCTAGCGAAGTAAAGGAGGTGCGATGGCAGATGCCAATCAGGGCGCGGCGCTGCTGCTCAACGAAGCAGGCAACATCGACCGCGCCAGAACGACCGACGGCTCGATCTTCCGCATCGAGTCGACGCTATCGATGGAGGCCGCCGAAGAGGCCAAGACGGCAGCGGCGAACTGCAACACCGCGGCTGAAAGCGCCGAAGCGGCAGAGAAGACGCGCGTGTCCAACGAGAACGCTCGGAAAACGGCTGAGACCGAGCGCGGCAACAACGAGACAACCCGCCAGAACAACGAGACGTCGCGCAAGAACGCCGAGACAACACGTCAAGACAACGAAACTGCGCGAAAGAATGCCGAAACCACGCGCCAGAACAACGAGACGAGCCGATCGAACGCCGAGATCGAACGCAAAAAGGCCGAAAGCCAGCGCCATGACGAGCATGTCGCCGACCAACAGGCATCGAGCAACGCGACCTCTGCGGCGAACGGCGCGGCTTCGCGTGCGGACGCAGCGGCGAACCAGGCGTTGCAGATCGCCAACTCCGTGGCGCAAGGCAGCGCAGGAAGCTCGGACGTCGCGGAGCTGCGTGCCCAGAACGCGAAGCTCGCAACGCTTTTGGCGAACTCGACAGGTCAGTTCATATACATGGGCGGAACAGTCTACTGCCCGGCTTCAAAGGCATCGGCGAGCGGGGTGACCGTAACGTTCGGCTCAACATGCTCCGCAAGCGGCAATACCATCACATTGATTTAAGAAGGAAACGAAATGGCTCAAGCTAAGATCCTCACAGTGGGCGGCACCAACTACGAGATGATAGACGACACCGCCCGCACCAACGCCACCACGGCGCTCAACAACGCCGAGTACAACCGACAGGGCCTGATCGGCAAGTACCCGGGCCAGTCGCTCGCAACGCTTCTCGCGGGCGAGGTCTCAGGCTCCGCCACCATCTACGACGCGCTGCACAAGCGCGTGCAGGCCGCGAACTTCAGCGGCATGCGCGTGGGCGACTACATCGACGTGCCGCTCGTGAGCGCATCTGCCATCACGGGCCAGCAGTCCGTGCGCTTCCTGCTTGCGCACTTCGACCCGTACTACCAGTGCGGCGACAGCGCCAAGGGCCACCACATCGCGTTCATCGCGTCCGCGCCCGTCGCCGTGGCCAAGACCGTCACCGGCGTGGCCAACGACAGCTACCTGATGTGGGACACCGCGAACACCAACCAGGGCACCGCAGACGTGAAGAACCCGTACCTGAACAGCAACCTCAAGGCGTGGGAGAAGCTGTTCGAGGCGTGCCTGCCCGAGGGGCTGACCAAGTACCTGCTCACCCAGCGCGTGCTGCTTGAGGAGCGTTACAGCGCGAGAGGCGCGCTCAGCGACTCCAACAGCTGGAGCTGGCAGGACATCGGCAAGGTGTGGTCGCCCTCCGAGATGGAGGTGTACGGCTGCCCAGTGTGGGGCACCAAGGGCTACAGCGTGGGCTTCGACTGCCAGTTCGACCTGTTCCGCGATACCGCGCACCGCTTGAACGGAACTCGGTACCATTGGTGGCTGCGTTCCGTCATGGGTGGCTCCTCGTCCAACGTGTGCTACGTCAA